ATATATTATAGTAAACCATGTAAGCATGGGCATAATTCCTATCGATATACAGCAAATGGGAATTGTAGTTTATGTGTTTCAATGCGAACTCAAAAACGATTAGCAAAGGTGCCTAAAGTTAAATTAAGAGAAACTAGAAAATCTATTGATGCTAAATGGAATGCTAGTGAAAAAGCCAAAAAGGCTAAACAAAATTGGAAAGATCGTGACCCTAAATGGGCATGGATTTCTAGTGCTGTTTCAGGCGCTAAACGAAGAGCTAAAGTAAAGAACTTACCATTCGATATTACAAATGAGTATATTCTAAGTATAATCACTGATAAATGCCCTATATTTGATACCGAATTTAAGTGGATAGGTAGTGGAGTAGTTAATAGCACTAGTGCTACCTTAGATAGAATTGATCCGATTAAAGGGTACACAGAGGGTAATATCGTGGTTATATCATTAAAAGCAAATATGATTAAAAGTGCATATAGCGCTAAAGACCTATACAAAGTAGCTGATTGGCTATATGAGATTGAAAACAAAGGGTAAATTATGGCAATAGAGAAATCGTTATACGCAGCGCCTCAAGGCTTAGAAGATCTTGCAGCGGGAGAGCCTGACTTGCAGATCGAGATTGAGAATCCTGATGCGGTTCATATTGGCATCGATGGGATGGAGATTGATCTAGAGCCACATGATGAGATGGACGATGAGTTCAATGATAACTTAGCTGAGTATATTGATGAGTCTGTGTTGCAGTCGTTAGCTTCAGAACTAACTGCTGATTACGATGAAGATGTATCATCACGCAAAGACTGGATGCAGACTTATGTTGATGGTCTAGAGTTGCTTGGTATGAAGATTGAAGAGCGCACTGAGCCGTGGCCTGGTGCTTGTGGTATCTACCATCCGCTGATGTCTGAAGCGCTCGTTAAGTTCCAAGCAGAGACCATGATGTCTACATTCCCAGCGATGGGTCCAGTGAAGACGCAGATCATTGGTAAGGAAACGCCAGAAAAGAAAGATGCAGCTACCCGCGTTCAAGATGATATGAACTATCAGTTGATGGACGTGATGAAAGAATACCGCCCTGAGCATGAGCGCATGTTGTGGGGTCTTGGACTAAGTGGTAACGCGTTCAAGAAAGTGTACTACGATCCGCACCTAGAACGTCAGGTATCTATCTTTGTTCCAGCGGAAGACATTGTCGTTCCGTATGGTGCGTCTAACTTAGAATCTTCAGAGCGTGTAACGCACGTGATGCGTAAGACTGAGAATGAGTTGCTACGACTACAAGTATCAGGGTTCTACCGCGATGTTGACTTAGGTCAGCCTAACAACATCTTAGATGAAGTAGAAAAGAAGATTGCCGAGAAGATGGGCTTCCGTGCGTCATCAGATGCGCGTTATAAACTGCTTGAGATGCACGTCGACTTAGACTTGCCAGGTTACGAGGACAAAGATGAGAATGGTGAAGTTACAGGCATCAAGCTACCGTACGTGGTTACGCTTGAAAAAGGCAGCAACGTGGTGCTTGCGGTTCGTAGGAACTGGAACCCAGACGACAAAACTAAACAGAAAAGACAGCATTTTGTGCACTACGGCTACGTGCCTGGCTTTGGGTTCTATTGTTTTGGACTCATCCATTTGGTCGGTGCCTTCGCAAAATCAGGCACCTCTCTTATTCGTCAGTTGGTTGATGCTGGGACTCTCAGCAATCTGCCTGGTGGTTTCAAGACCCGTGGCTTAAGAGTTAAGGGCGACGATACCCCGATTGCTCCAGGCGAGTTCCGTGACGTAGACGTACCATCAGGTGCGATGCGTGACAACATTATGCCGCTTCCTTATAAAGAGCCAAGCCAAACATTACTACAGTTATTAAATCAGATCATTGAAGAAGGCAGAGCCTTCGCTAACACAGCTGACCTCCAAGTATCAGACATGTCAGCAAATGCGCCTGTAGGCACCACGCTAGCGATCCTAGAGCGTACCTTGAAGGTGATGTCAGCGGTTCAAGCGCGTATCCACTATTCAATGAAGCAAGAACTTGGCTTACTCAAGACAATCATTGCAGACTACACACCTGAAGATTATTCATATGATCCAGAAGAAGGTGATCGTCGTGCTAAGAAGTCTGACTATGACAACGTCGATGTGATCCCTGTATCAGATCCTAACGCGTCAACAATGGCTCAGAAGATTGTGCAGTATCAAGCTGTGCTCCAGTTAGCGCAAGGTGCGCCTCAGATGTACAACATGCCGTTACTACATCGTCAGATGTTAGACGTGCTTGGCATCAAGAACGCACAGAAGCTTATCCCGATGGATGAAGATCAGAAGCCTACAGATCCAGTGACAGAGAATCAGAACGTTCTCATGATGAAGCCAGTCAAGGCGTTCATGTACCAAGATCACCAAGCTCACATTACTGTTCATATGGCAGCGATGCAAGATCCGAAGATTATGGCGTTACTTGCTAATAACCCAGTAGCTCCACAACTACAAGCTGCGATGCAGAACCACATTAACGAGCACTTGGGCTTTGAGTACCGCAAGCAGATTGAACAACAGTTGGGCATGGCGTTACCTCCACAAACAGATGAGTCTGGCGAGACAGTTAACATGGACCCAGAAGTGGAAGCACGTCTAGCTCCAATGCTTGCTCAAGCAGCTCAACAACTACTACAAAGTAATCAACAACAAGCAGCAGCTCAACAAGCTGCTCAACAGCAACAAGATCCGTTGGTCCAAATGCAGCAACAAGAGCTGCAGATCAAACAACAAGAGCAACAACGCAAGGCACAGAAAGACCAGGCTGATGTGGCTCTCAAGCAACAACAACTTCAAATTGAACGTGAACGTATTGCGGCACAAGCGCATACATCAGCTAACCAACAACGCATGGACGGTATCAAAACAGCTGCCCAGTTGATGGCTAAAAAGAAAGAGCATCTAATGGATACTGGGGTTGATGTCCTAAAACATCTATCAGACCAACATGCGAACCAAACTGCTCAAGAACAAGAGCATCTCCATCAAACATTGCAACAAGCAGGACAACAAACTAAACCGACAAAAGGTGAATAATGGATAAGAATTTAGAATATCTTCTAAGCGAATACAAAGATCGCATAGGAATGCTTACAGAAGCGTTAGCAAAAAATAACGTGGCATCAATGGAAGATTACAGATACATATGCGGTCAGCTCCGAGGTCTCGAAGCCGCATGTGCCATAATTGTAGACCTCAAACATAGAATGGAGAACTCTGATGAGTAGTATAAATTTAGCTCAAGCACTAGATTTATCGACCCTGGCAACAAAAGCCAAACAAGAAGCACAAGAAGAAGCAGAAATAAAAGCAATCGTAGGTGACGCAACTGAAGTGGAGAAGGCAGCCCAGCTACCTAAACCAGCAGGTTATCGAATCCTATGTGCAGTACCTGAAGTAGATAAAGAAACCGAAAGTGGACTAATGCTCCCTGATGAATGGGTTAAGCGTGAAGAACTGCTAACTACAGTACTATTTGTAGTTGAGTTAGGTCCAGATTGCTATAAAGACGAGGTTAAATTTTCAACCGGTCCTTGGTGCGCAAAAGGTGATTTTATTCTGGTACGACCGAATGTAGGCAGTAGGCTAGTCATACATGGTCGAGAATTTAGAATCATTAATGATGACTCTGTGGAAGCTGTGGTAGCTGATCCACGTGGCATTAAACGCAAAGCTTAAGGAGAATAACATGGCTGAATTTAAAGATGAATTTCAATTTCCTGATGAAGTTGAAGATAAAAAACCGAACACCGAAATTGATATTGAGATCGAAGATGATACTCCTGAAGAGGATCGCAATCGTGAACCAATGCCAAAAGAGATTGTTGACGAGCTAGAAAAAGATACCCTAGAAGCTGAAGAATATTCTGCAGCAGCTAAGGAAAAACTAAAACAGCTCAAAAAAGTATGGAATGATGAACGTCGTGCTAAAGAAACTGCACTCCGTGAACATCAAGAAGCAGTTGCCTTTGCTAAGAAAACGTTGGAAGAAAACAAACGAATCAAAGCAATGTTGCAAACTGGCGAGAAAGAGTATGTTGAATCTGTCAAAACTGCGGCTGAATTAGAACTAGAAAAAGCTAAACGTTTATACAAAGATGCATATGATCTTGGCGATACAGATGCTTTAATTACTGCGCAAGAAGCTATGCAAAATGCAAGCTATAAATTGCAGCAAGCTAAGAACTTTAAGCTACCTACTTTACAAGAAGATGAAACTAGTGTAAAAGATAATTATCAAGCGGAGCCAGTAAGTCCGCAACCTGATCGCCGTGCGATGAGTTGGCAACAACGTAATCAATGGTTTGGTCAGGATAAAGAAATGACTGCTGCTGCTTTGGGTCTCCACGAGAAACTAAAGGAGCAGGGTGTAGAAATCGGTTCTGATGAATACTACAGCACATTGGACAAAACAATGCGCAAGCGTTTCAGTGAGTTTTTTGAAGAACCAGAAGAAACAAATAAAAGCGAACCTGCTCGTACAAAACCGAGTACTGTGGTCGCACCGGCGATGCGAAGTACGTCTTCAAATAAGATTAAATTAAAAGCTAGCCAAGTCCAGTTAGCAAAAAAACTTGGATTAACCCCAGAGCAATATGCTCGTGAAGCATTAAAATTAGGAGAATAACATGGTAGACCAAAAACTAACACGTGACATGGCAACAAGAGAATTAACAGAACGTCCAAAACAATGGATGCCTGCAGAATTACTTCCTGAGCCAGATAAACAAGCGGGTTATAGCTACCGTTGGATTCGCGTTTCAACATTGAATAATGCTGACCCACGTAACTTATCGTCCAAACTACGAGAAGGTTGGGAACCAGTAACAATCGAAGAACAACCTAAATTTAAATTGCTTGTTGATCCCAATAGTCGTTTTAGCAACAACATTGAGATCGGTGGATTATTACTTTGCAAGACCCCTGATGAGTTTGTAGAACAACGTAATGCACATTACGATCAAATGACACAATCTCAAACAGAGGCTGTAGATAATAATCTAATGCGCCAAAGTGACCCTCGTATGCCTCTATTCAATGAGCGCAAATCGACTACTAGCTTTGGTAAAGGTAAATAATTTTAATCTAGGAGTATTTTATGGCTTATCCTACCGTTTCAGCCCCTTACGGGTTCAAGCCTGTAAATCTTATTGGCGGTCAACCATATGCAGGTTCAACACGTAACTTGCCTATCGCATATGGCGACACTAATGCTATTTACTATGGCGACCCTGTTGTTATTACAGCAGGTTTTGCAACACTTGCAACAGTTCCAGTAAACTCAACTAACAAAGTTGTTGGTTATTTCGCTGGTTGTTATTACACAAACCCAACAACAAAACAACGTTTGTACTCACAATATTACCCAGGCAGTGTTAACGCTGGTGATATTACTGCAATCGTTGTTGATGATCCTGATGTTGTATTGAAAGTAGTTGCTACAGCTTCTGCTTCTTCTACAACAGTAGCTTCATTCTCACAATTGTTGGTTGGTGGTAACGTAGTTGGTGGTACACAAGTTGGTTCAGTTGCTAATGGCGACTCAGCTCAAGGTGTTGTAGCTTCAACAGCTGGCGCAGCTACTACTGCAGGTTTCCGTGTATTGCAATTAGTTCCAGATACACAAGTAACTTTTGGTGGTACATATGTTTCAGGTACTGGTACAACTACTTTGACTGTTTCAGGTCTTACAGTTGGTACAGTTCTTCCAATCGGTACTGATGTGTACAACGTAATTAATGGTCAATTGCAATTCACAGGCTCAAGCCTAACAGCTGCAACGACTGTTACTACAACAGGTAGCACAGCATTAACTGTAACAGCTTCAACAGTTACAGTATCAGGTACCGTTGCTTTAGTTCAAACACCAGAAGCTTTGGTGAAAACGAACTTTGGCGTTCATCGTTATAACGTAGCTTAAGGAGTAATATAATATGGCTATTTCACGCGCACAACTATTGAAAGAGTTACTCCCTGGCTTGAACGCTTTGTTCGGTTTGGAGTATGCACGATATGGTGAAGAACATACTGAGATCTACGAAACAGAGACTTCAGAACGTTCTTTCGAAGAAGAAACAAAATTGTCTGGCTTCTCAGCAGCTCCTGTTAAAAACGAAGGCCAAGCCATCGCTTATGACAATGCTCAAGAAGCTTGGACAGCTCGATACAACCACGAAACTATTGCTTTGGGCTTCAGCTTAACTGAAGAAGCTATCGAAGATAACTTGTATGACTCATTGTCAGCACGTTATACAAAAGCATTAGCTCGTGCTATGGCATACACTAAACAAGTTAAAGCTGCAGCTGTATTGAACAACGGTTTCAACTCTGCCTACACAGGTGGTGATGGTGCTTCATTGTTCTCTACATCACACGGCCTTGTTAACGGTGGTTCAAATAGCAACACTCCAGCTACAGCTGCTGACTTGAACGAAACATCATTGGAAAATGCTGTTATTCAAATCGCTGCTTGGACTGACGAGCGTGGTCTATTGATTGCGGCTAAACCTAAGAAACTTATCGTTCCACCAGCATTGCAATTCGTTGCAACACGTTTGTTGGAAACTGAGCTTCGCGTAGGTACAACCGATAACGACATCAACGCTATCAAAAACAACGGTTCTATCCCAGAAGGTTACACAATTAACCACTTCTTGACAGATACAAACGCTTGGTTCTTGACTACTGATGTTCCTAACGGTATGAAGCACTTTGTACGTACTCCATTGCAAAACTCAATGGACGGAGACTTCGACACTGGTAACGTACGTTATAAATCACGTGAACGTTACAGCTTCGGTTGGTCTGATCC